CAGGCTGTAGCAATGCGCGAGAATACCAAGAGCGATCATAAATAACCATCTGCCCTTTTTGAGGCAAAAGTTTCTTCCATTCGGGCAACCAAGATTTCATCATGCGTTTTGATGGCATAAATGACGGTTGGACGCGGTAGGCGTATGGTGGCATATAGCGGGTGATTTCTCGAACAGTGCCAGATTTACCCGCACCATCGCGCCCCTCTAACACAACCGCAACACGGCGGCCAGTGTCAAAGATATTTTCAGCGAGTTCATTTAACTTGATAAAATTTTGCAATCTTTCAGACATTAGAAACCCCCATTGATTAAGAGATAAAGCGCGCCACCCCAGATGATTGTATCTGTTGCGACTGAATAGGCCAGATATAATCCAACCATAATTTTTTTGATATTATATTTCATGGCATCAACCCCACAAGTGCAGTCATTAAAACTGCTGTATTAACAAAAAGCAATGGCTTGTCATCACGCCGAATAGCGTGGACAATCCAACAACAAGCCCCAGCAAATCCAACCATGATTGCAGTGTGTGTTGGTAGCCCGACTGTCAAAGCCATCATCTGAGCGATAACTAAAAATGATCCAATCCATCCAAACATAATTTCAACCTTTCGTTTCCTATACCTTATATATAAGCATTGCAACCCCAAATGTCAAGGGGTCATGCAACTTTTTTTTCGATTTTTTCTGGATGAATAACTGCAATTCCAATCTTGCGAAGTGCAGTGCGAACCGAAGCCGCATCATCAAACATAACCTTTGAGGCTTTTTGAAACTGTTTAAGAGATAAAAAGCTTTTAAGTTGTTTCGCTTTTAACTCACCATCTGGCGTTTGATTGCCATCTGGACGACTGATAATCTTGTGAGGGCAAATGCCGACATCTTGCAGAAATTCAAAATCTGCATCGCTCATATTGCGAGCTGTGCAAACCATAACATAATCGCCAGCCTTTTGACGACGACGAACCTGTGTAGCTAATGGTAAAACAGTATCACCAAAAATCTTTTCAGCTGTGGAATTTTCAATCCACGCTGGCAGATTTAACGTGCCATCTGGAAGTGTAGCTTGGCGATGCGAGCTATCGATAATGGTTCCGTCTAGGTCAAAGATTGTGATATTTTTGATAGTCATTTATTTATTCCTTTAATGTTTCTTTCTATATATTATATATAAGCATTGTAAGGGTAAAAATCAAGGGGTAAGGTGAAAATAGTTTCCAATGAAATCAATGAGTTATCATTTTTATTATCTAATAAAATCAATGACTTAGAGGCAAATCGCCGGGTATGCCTTGGGGTAGCTAAGGCATTGTAATCATTGAGTTTTTTGTAGGGCCGGCGCCAATTGCCGTAAGTGTTTGTATTATATAAGAAAATCGGGGCTAGTCAGCCCCGAATATATCCTCGAATGATTGGCCGAAGCCCTCGACAATTTCTTTTTCCATTGCCGCGATTTCTTCTAATGACATTTCTTTTGTCATCTTGTCCATTTCTTTTTCTATTTGGTCTAGATCAAAATCCATTAAAATGCCCCCATTAAAACTGATCCAGCAAACCAAATCAGATAAGTTGTAGTGGAACCTACAATAGCCGAGCCGATTTTGTGTTCGACGATTGCTTCTTTAATTTCTTTATAATGGAACATTACGCCTCCTATTGAGCCATTAGATAGATGATATAACCAATTTCAAGTGCTATGAAAATTTCAATCATGGTAACTCCTATGATAAAGATTTGTAGTCGATCAAACCAAAGATAAAACCAAGGATTGACCAGAACAGAGTGAAGAACCCAACCATGCCAACGCCCATCATTGCCCAAAAAGCAAAGTCCTGGTGAGGGGTTGTAGCCATAGCCAAGCCAGACATCACGATAAGAGCGAAGCCAGCGAAGCCGAGAGTAGCAAAGATTGCCATTTGACGTTTAGCTTTTAAGCGATAGTTGATAAACATTTTTGAATCTCCTTATTAACTTTATATATATAATATAAGCATCCAAGGGGTTAAAGTCAAGGGCAAGACGCAAAATAGTTTCCAATGTTTTCAATGGGTTGTCATTTTTATTTTCCTTTGTTTTCAAGGGGTTAGCTAGGGGTTAGCTAGGGGCTATATGTAGTAGGTAGGGGGGTTTTACCCCATACATGTTGTGCCGCCGACTTACTTACCTCCACTGAGCCTCGACCAGGGATTTTTCGAAAATCTGGGACGCGAAGTCACTTCCATAATGGAGTCCAATCAAAAAACTCATTATGAATATGTTTTGCACTTTTACCTCTTAATAAATCTTTTAGATACTGACAGCGTATATTTTCATTAACGAGTCCTAAATCTATTAATCCATCTGCTATTAATTTGTAATTCTTACCTCCATTAGCCGATTTAAGTAGTTTATGATTTTCTCCCAACTCATTTATTACAAATTCATAAATGTGAAGCCACTCGTAAAGTTGTTCGTCTGTGTACAGTTCTTCCTTTCTTTGCTTTGAGTAGCTTCTTGTATCTAATCCATTTTGTGATCGAGTTCTGATTTCTAAATGGTCAGGATTACAACAAGCTTTGTTAGGCGCTCCTTCTACTGGGCATACATGCCCTACTACCAGGTTGTCTTTTTTAAGCTGTTCTAAGTCTTCTGGAGTTTTATCATTAGCTAACATCCACATCACTCTATGAGATTGATGTTTCTTTGATCTATACTTAAGTCGACCATAACCGTCTTCTCCAACTTCTCTTAACCAGATCCAACAACCATTTTCGTCATGATGACAATATTTATCCCTATACCATTTAAAGCGTTCTTCATCCGATAGATTTGAAGGTATCATTAATTTTAATTCTATCTTTGGTCTTCCATCCCAGTACTTATCTCCATAGGTATTAAAACCATTATGTATAATTCCCTCATTCTTTATCATAAAGTCTATTTGATTATCTCTATTAGTTCCTTCAAATATATGATCTGGATTACAACACAGCTTCTCGTCACAAGAGTGGCACGCATAAAGTCCTTTTTTAATAGGTTTACCGTGTTTAGCAAGATATGTGTATCTGTATACTAAGCCTTGCATACCTTTCCAAGATACCATAGGTCTACCACGTTGGTTACAAGTCCCTTGCCATATCCAACAACTATTTTCATTGAGTATACATTTATTTTTTATCCTTTGTAAAAAAGCTTTATTTGATTGGTCTATATCTGTTCTCTGTCCTTGCATCGCATTCTCCGTTTAGACATAAAAACTTATATTACCATCACGAACTGCCTAAATGCAAACTTAAATTGACATCCCTTAAAGGGAATAGTACTATAGACTTAATTTCTAATTCAACTATTAGGACAATGTTAAAAAATTTTTATGAGGAAAATATGGAAAAATACAAGTACGGACCTTTAGTATTTAATACAGTGGATACTGACGATGATGACTCCGGTAATTTTTACTGGGGAGGGTTAGTCCCAGTAGGCTATGACGAGTTAGGCATACCTATAGATCACAGAGGTTTTCAATGCCTTGACCTATCATGCCCTTTGCATCCTTCTTTTGTACCACAACAAACTGAAAAAAATCATGTTTTAGAAACGTACCTGCCTGTGCCCGAATTGGTCAAAGATTGGTTTACTGATAATTTTTTAGAAATATCTGATTGGCAGGTTTGTTACTATATACTACGTTGGTATAATTATCAACAAGACAAATCTGATGCGTATTTGAAAATTGTCACAGAGTGTAATTCAATAGAGGAAGTGATTGAACGTGCATGGCCCGACGTACAGAAATCCTAAATTATCTTGTAGACCGTTTATCTACGATAAATACTACCAACGGCAACCTCACTAACGTGAGTCAAGTATCTCGTGGCTATAAGTATCTAGATGATATTAACGATTTTCCTACTATCACACTAGGGGGAACTCCACGTGAAGATTTAGTTGAAATAGGTGATGGACAACACCTCAGATCTCTGCGACAATCTATTAGAGCATATGTAATGAGTGATGAAGACTCGATTTACGATTCTGAGAACTTAGCACATGATATTGAGACTGTAGTTACCGACTATGCCGCTAACGCGGCAAACCTGTCAGTTCATCGATCACAGGTTATTGCAATCTCAACTGATGAAGGGCTATTCTCTCCATATGGAATAGTTGATGTAGAGGTGGAAATGGTTTATGAGGAAGACTAATGGCAAATAGGCGTACTGATGTTGTCAATTCATTTGTGACGCATCTTCAAGCTATATCTAGTGTTGAACCGCGTAATGTATATAAATCATATCGTTGGATTGACGAGTTAAATGATTATCCTGCAATTACCTTTGTCCCCCGTAGGGAGGCGCGATTGCATCGCGGTGCTGGACGTAAGCTTGCAGCACTTATCATTGAGTTAAGAGGGTATACCTATGGAGAAGGATCTACTGAGGCAGCAGAACTTCTAGCGCATGAGATTGAGCAACGTGTTCAAACATTTGCTGAAACTTATCGCCAACATCAGGTAGAGTCTGCAGTAATAACTACGGTACGTACTGACGAAGGCTTGATGAACCCGTATGGAGTATGTGACCTAAGTATAAATATAACTTATGATGTGGAGATAACAACATGACATCGAATAATAAAACACAGGTTACTACGTCTGTTGATGCACTAAACCGCAGCTTAGAGGCTCCGCCTCTGGATCCGGTTGTGCTTGCGCTAGCTAACGATTACCTATCCGGTAAGGGCGTAAACGAAATAGCTGATGAGTATGGAATATCTGAAGACCGCGTTACAGCGGTCATAGAGAAAAAGGAAGTGAAGAATTACATTGATTCAGTCTTCGCC